CACAGGTGGGCTGATTTTTTATGACAGGAAACTCAAGGAGTCTGGTATATTCTTTGAGAAGGACTACGACCGATTGATCCAGATGCTGCAATGCGATGCAAAGCTGTCGTTCTACTTTGCAAATTACACTCCATTAGATGACGGGTTGTGTGAGTTGATGTATACTCTATATACAGAGATCCGAAAAATTGCGATATCTACAATGAGGAAGAGTGATATCAATTCGTGCCAGAAGATCTGCAGGGCGTTTGATGTTGCACAGTTTATGCTTTTAGCTGACCTTGCTAATGACATCAACAACAGATCTAGTGAGATCCAACGGGCGAAAGTAGACAAAGAAGAGTTGGATAAGGTCCTGGACATTGATTCAGTTTTGAGGCTCTTTAACCATAGTGCACTAGGTGTTAGGGAATCATTGGAGCTAGCCAAGTTCTACAAAATCTTCCCATGTCCCGATTTCGACATATATTCCGTTGTGGACTCCATAGAGAAAAAGTCAGTTAATGGGCACAAAGCGAGTGAGGCTGCTGAGGTTGTAAATTTGTTTGGGGTAAGTGTGGTCGCTACTAAGAAGGAATTCAAGAAGTATATGAAACGCAATAGGATTATCAATTATTACGATGTTCATAAAGTCCTGCCTGGGCGTCTTATCATAAATGAGAATATAGCGACTCCTGCTGCCCTTGTTGGTTACCCTGCGATTAGTGTTAGTGCTTTGACATTGGATCATATGGATCACATAGACATCAGAGGAACTTACGATTATGTCACCTTCCATGGAAATGAGGCAGCCCTGGTCAAAGACAAGACAATAGCTCCAACAGTTCCTCGGGATGACACTAGGAAATTGAAAGATATTAGCCCTATTGAGCGGAACCAGGTCCTGAAGTTCCTATTCTCAGACAAGTTCATGGCGCAGGGGGATGTTCATGCTAAGTCTCTGGACGGCACCTTATGGACTGACTATAAGACATGGATACTGTTGGCATTGAAAGCGGAGGCCAAGAAACCGGGGTCTAGAGCATTCTCTATGGCAACAGATGAAATGAGAAGGCTGTTATCTGAGGCCGAGTTCAACATAGCTCAGTATGTTACTAAGCAGAGAGGGTCTACGCAGGGGAAAGAGGACCAGCTGCTTGATGCGAGATTGTCTCAGATAGCTAGCACACCATTGCCAAATCCAGATTATTGGGAGATTATGGTATCAGCAGACCTTGAAGGGTTCTCACCCATGCAGGATCCCCAGTTCAAGCTCGATGCTTTTGAATCTTGGTCTGAAGTGTTTGATAATCCAGCGTTCAATGAGACTATAAAGATCTTCACAGAGACAACACTACACTTCGAAAAGTTCGATATATCGGATGAATTTCGGATGGTTGGTAACGATCTCGAGGGCTTCCATGGTCGGATGAATACTGCAGCACACCTTGACCTGATGGGATACGCTGTGTACAAGATGAAGGAGATTGGTCTGTTGACTGGCACGGCAAACATGGAGGCCTTAATCGACGATGGTGTTATGAGGTTGAAGGTTGCTAAGGG